TATACGGCGTGGTCAGCTTCTTGTACGTCCACGGGTCCGATCCACCACCCGCCGCCGCCCACGAGAGCGTCCCCGACCCGTTGGTCTGCAAGTAGTAGTTCGCCGTCTGCGAGCCGGGCCACGTATACGTCAGCCCATTGAACGTCGTCGTGCCCGTCACCCGCGCCGTTCCGGTCACGTCCAACGCATACAGCGGGGTCGCCTGATTGATGCCGATCCGATTGTTGGTCGAGTCCGTGACCAGCAGATTCGTGTCAACCGTCAGGTCGCTCGTGACGTTGAGCGTATCCGAGAACGTGTAGGTCGCGCCCGGGAACGTCCCCGCCGTCACATTCGCCGCCGACACCGACGCCGCCGCCCATTGCGGGTTGGCCCCCGCGCCGTTGGTCTTGAGGAAGTTCCCCGCCGTGCCCGCCGCCAGCTTCACCCACGAGGTGCCATTGTGGTACAGGACATCGCCCTGCGTTCCGGTCAACTCCGTGATGTTCTTGCCACCCGTGCTGTTGTAGGCGACAATGTTCTGCACGGTGGTCGTCGTGTCATCGCCCACCACATCGCCAGACCCCGCGGTAACCGTCGCCCACGCCGGATTCGCTGCGGCCCCGTTGGTCTTGAGGAACTGCCCACTCGTCCCCGCGGGCAACTTGGCCCACGAGGTGCCGTTGTGATAGAGCACATCGCCTTGAGTGCCCGTCAGTTCGGTGATGTTTTTCCCGCCCGTGGTGTTGTACGCCACGATGTTCTGCACGGTCGTGGACGTATCGTCGGCCACCACGTCACCCGACCCACCGCTCCCACCCGCTGGTACGACAAAGGTCGCTGACCCCGTCGTGACCGGAAATGGGGTCGTCTGGTTATCGCTGTCCTGATATGGGAAAATGAGTTCTTCATACGCCCCATATGACGCCAGCTCAAACGTCCATTGCTGTGACGCCGTGGAATCCCACTCTACGCGCCATCCGTCGGTCTGCTTGACGGGGTCATAATACAACCCGGTCGCAACATTCCCGCTCTGATCCAGAATGCTGGCAGGCACTGGCCCGCTAGAGGTCACAAATCCGAGAATCGGGTCTTCCAATAACTCATCGTTGCCAAGTTCGATAAAGTACCGATACCAAATCTCGTATTTGCCCGTGCCGCTATTATACCGAGAACGGGTCAACTTATTGACGGTCGGATTGACGCCAAGATTGAGCGGCCACGATGATTCGCCCTGCCGATATGGGTTGCTCGTGTCGTAATAGATGCCGTCGTTGTCATACCCGATGATACGCCACCCCACAGAGGAGGTGATGCCATCATTCAGCACATTGACCGAGGCACTATATGGCACCGTGCTATCGGTGGCCCACGCCGACCACGCACCACCGTGATACAACGTGCGGAACTGCACCAACTCCACTCGGTTCTGCGGATCATCCAACGTGAGCGTAACCGAGACCAGCGTGGCCTCCCCCGTCGTGCTTGGCGTAATCGTCGGCGAGACGGCTGGGGGCCGCGTGATGTTGGTCAAGACCCCAGTCGCAAGTGCCGATACTACTGGCGTCGGCGACGAGTCGGCCTTGCCGCTTGTGCGATGCAACAGGCGGTAGTAATACGTCGTGGCCGTACTTGGCAACGCGTCAACGTAGACCTCGGTCGTCGCCGAAACAACTGCGATTTCGGTGAACGGACCACCGGCACTCGTCCCACGCTCCACCACGATGCTTTCTTCGCCTTCCGCAGCCCAGAGCGCAATGGCAACACCCTGCTGGAGTGAGGCATCATTCGCGCCCTCAATGACCGCAACCCCAGCCGGACGACGGCACGTTCCCGTTGTCGTGCCCGCCGTCGTGAAGGTCGCCGTCGCCGGACTCTGCCCGATCTTCGCTACCTCGTCGCGGAACGCGACGCCGACGATGTACGCGGTCGAGGCCGTCAGGCCCGTGAGCGCGGTCGTCGTCGATTGTGCCGGGAGCGTGTTCTGGCGATACGGCGTCCAATCACTCGGGGCCACCGACCCCGGCGCGACATACACGTCCACGGAGTCCGTCGTGTTGCCGTTCAAGCTCCACGACACCACCGCCGTCTGGTTCGTCAACGTCCCGACCGTCACGCCCGTCGGGGCCACCCACGAGGCGAGCGTCACATTCGCCCACGCGCTCCACGCCGTCGGGAACCGCCCCGCCTGCTCTGACCGCGCCCGCACCCACACCCGCGTCCCCGGCACCACGGGTGGCAAGTTCACCGCCCCGGTCGGCACACTCCCACCCTCGTACCGCGTAAAGACCTGCCCCTGCGTCGGCGTCGAACTCCCCGTTGCGTACTCGACCGCTACCCCGATGCTCCCGGCGTTGAGCGTGGCCGCATTCGTAATCGTGAACGCCGCCACCCGTCGGCTATCGGCTGCGGACTGGGCCACGGAAATCGTCGCCGCCGTCGCGGGCTGGACGAACGGCCCCGCGTCCACCGCCTTGAAGACCACCGACTGGGGCCGCTCCTCGCGCCGCACGATCTGCACCACCCGCGCCCCAACCGAGGACTCGCCGATGCGGTAGTTCTTGTTCGGATAGTAGCTCGCGGACAGGTAGGCGAAATCCCCGACCTGCAACGTCGCCGCGGTCGCCGTCCGCACCACCTCGAACTCCCCGCTCGGTGCGCCCCGTCCGAACCGGTTGAACCCGTCGAACGCAATGCCCTGCGCGAACGGCGTGAACTCGGAGACAAACGAGGCCGCGTCCGTCACCATCCCGGGGATGTCGTAGCTCACCATCCGCGTCGCGTAGGTGCTCGTATCGCCCGAGAGGTACTGCACCGGCTGCGTCGTCGCGGCGATCCCGTCCGGCGAGAAGGTCTCCGGGTCGTCGTCCGTAAACGTCTGCTGCACCAACAACTGCTGCGAGACCGTGAACCCCGTGACCGCCGTCGTCTCGTCCAGCTCAAAAATCGGAGGCGGCGCGTCTCCCACAAGGTCGTTGTTCGTGACGGTCACCGAGGGGGCCACCGACCCACGCGCCCGCGTGGTGAAGAACGCCACCTCGCCCGTGCTATTGATTTGCGCCGAGAACCCAAACGGCCCGAAGAGCGACTTCTCCAAGAAGTCGGTCATCGTGGTCGCTTCGGTGATTCGCGCCGTCAGGAGGAGCGTATCGCCGAGCGCGGACTTGGTCGCCGCCTGTGCCGCCGCATTGACCGGGAGGTCAATCAGGGTGTACAGCGAGGCCGCGATATCAACCGGGTGCGCTTGGATGTAAAGCGGGGACCATTCGCTCACCTGCCGCGTGACGAGCCGGACCCGGAGCCGTGTATCTGCCGACGGCAACGCGGGCCACGAGGTCTCCGACTTCAGCAGTTCGACGTAGACATACTGCGACGGGTCAAGATACGCCTTGCCGAAAACCAGCGGGAAGCCGCGCAGCGAGCCCAGCCATTCGGAGCCGGTCGCCAAGTTGGTGACAATCGCCAAGACCTCGGGACTGCCCCAGACGCGGTTCTCGCGGAGATCGGCAAAGTCTGCCCCACTCGCGGACGCATCGCCCGGCAACTCGGCCAAGAGCGGCTTGATGGCCTTCTCAACCCACGCTTTCTGCGTCGGTCCCGGCGTGACCTTGCGTTCCCACAACGGCGGGAACGCCCCCGCCACATACTTGAGCGCAATCGTATCGCCCTCGACCGGCGACCCCGCCGTGCCCGTCGTCGCCCGATACGCGAACTCCCAGCCGCCCGAGTCCACCGTCCGCACCGTGCCACCGCCCAAGCCCGTAATCACGGGACCGCCCAAGACGCACCCGCGCTTCGGGAACGCCGTGCGCTCCGCGGCGGTCTGCCACGTAAAGACCTGCTTGGTCTGCTCGATGCGGCGCGTGTCGCTAATCGTAAAGGCGTAGGTGATCGCGTCCACCTGTCGGACCTGCGTCACATACCCCGCCTGCCACCGCGTCCCGTAGGTCACCCCGTCGTCCGAGACATCGATGTAGGCGCGGCGCGACAACAACTGCTGCCGCCCGACCGCGTCCTCCAGCACGTTGGTCACCGCTCGCACGGTGCCCGTGGTGTCATACGAGAGCACCAAGTCGGCGACCTCGACGACATAGGCACCCGTCCGCATCGCCCCCGTGAGGAGGTCCACCTCTTGCCCGTCCCCGCTCGGCGGGTTGACGATGAAGGGGGCGGTGCCTCCCTTGAGGCTGGTGACGACGAACGCGTCCGCGGTGTCCGCGGCGTTCCGAATGGTGAGGCGGTAGACGCGATAGGGCATCAGTACTCGCAGAGCATCGGGGTGTTGTCCACGTTGATGAGGCTCACCGTGAACGTATAGGTCAACGCCGTGGGGTCCGTCAACTCAATCGACGGCTCGGTCCCCGGCGCGAGGTAGCAGTTGTTGTAGACGCGGCTCGCGCTGTCCCCGGTCACCACGACCGCCCGGCCCCCGAACTGCAAGAACGACTGAAGCCGGAGCATTATGTCCATCGAGGTGTTCGGGATTTCGCGGATGGTCATCGACGCGCCGTAGTCCTCACGGAAGGCGAACATCACCCGCTGCCCCGTCCCGAGGAGTGTCACCGCGGGACCGATAGGCCGCTGGAACGGGGTCCAGTTCGCAAAGCGCGTCCCGACGCCGTTGGCGATGCCGAGCATCCCGTTGTTTAGCGTGGCCGCGCCGATGGTGTCCTGAAAACTGATGCTTGCCATTAGCCCACCTTGCCGCGGCTATTCGCCTTGGCGAGAAGTTCCTGCATCGCCCGCTGTGCGCTCGGATCGTTCGGGCCGATGATGGTCACGTTGGTCGCGCTCCGCGGCGTCATCCCCGCGGCGGTCGTCGCCGAGGTCGCGCCAAAGATAATCTGTTGCGACGGAGCCGACGCCCCGACCGGCGCATAGGACAACCCACCGGGGCCACCGGTTGCGACCATATCAGCACCACTCGCCCCGCCTCCCATCGACCGTGCCAAGGCCAGCATCGCCACCGCGGACGCGACCGCGAGGAGCGGATTTGCCATCATAAACTTCTGAATGCTCGCCAAGAGTTTCCCAAAGCCAATCGCGGCCAAGGCCACCTTGACCATTGCCGACGCCATCGCCTGCACAATCGCCTGCCCCATCGCCTTGAAGCCTGCACCGATATTACCAGAGGCGAAGGCCATCTCAAGGCCAGAAATCACACCGCCCTCGACCGCTGACCCGATGCTCGTCGCAAGTTCAACGTTGAGTTTTTCGCCGATAGGCTTGGCCGCTTCTGCAATCTTTGCCGCCGCGTCAGGGGCTTTCTTCGCCACCTCCGCGGTGTACTCGTTGACCATTCGGTCGATGATTGCACTCGCCCGACCAGACTCAAACCCGGTCCGCTCAAGGCTATCCATAAAGCCAGACGCCAGTAGCCGCTCACCGGCGCGGTTGGCCTCTTCCAACGCTCGCTGCTGATCTGCTACCACCCGAGCCACATCTGCCGCTGACCGCGGAGCCTGTGCGGTGACGGTGATGGCACTTGGCGCAGTCGTCGGACGAGCCGCCACACGCGGGTTGAAAATCAGGTCTTGCAGGTCTGAATACTGCTGTGCCGCTGCCGCGAGTTCTCCGCGAAGCCGACGCAGCTCGCCGCGTTGCGCGGTAAACTCACCGAACGGCAACGCCTCGATGCGCCGGATCTCGCGCTGGATAGCAATCATCCCATCCTTGATGTCCACCGTCGCGTCAATGGCTCCTTCGCCGACGCCATACATAATATCGCGTAGACGATCCTTTGCGCCCGTCAGGTCGCCCGCGTTTGCGATGTTCTTGAGTTCTTCCTCGAACTTTTCGCGCATCTTCTGCGCTTCGTTCCCGGCTTCGTTGAACTTGCTCGCCGCAAATGCCACAAAGCTCAAGATGGCGGCAACCGCAAGCCCCTTGGGACCGAACATCATCGCAATCTGTGAGCCTGCCTCTACGATGCGCGTCCCAGCATCAGCCGTCAGCGACCCGGTTCGCGCCATCGACTGCCCGACCGCGGCGAACCCAATCGCGGCCTTGGCCGCTCGGTCCCCGGCAATCTGCGTTCCGGTCGCGGCGGCTTGCATCGCCTTGCCGGTCGTCGTCACGGCACCCGTCGTCACCTTCATCTCGGCGGCGACCGCGGCGGCTTCGCCCTTCAGCCGCTTGAGGGCGGCTTCGACAACCGCCGCCCCTTCCTCCTTGACCAACATCTCAACGGAAAAAACCCTCATTGCGTCCTCTGCGTGTGGGCGTCTACCGCCCGTTGCATCCGTTGAGCCAAGTCGGTCATCCGCTCCCGCGTCTCCTCAAACATCTGCGACAACCGGCCCGCTGCCTTGAGATACCGCATCTCCATCTTCTGCAAATCCTGCGGCTGATGGAACGCCACGGCCACCATCCCGGCCAAGTCCGTCCGATCCCCCAACCGCGTGACCGCCGCTTCCTTCTCCATCGCCCGCAACTCGGCCCACGTCCACAACGTCAGGGCAAAGCTCTCCCGCGCCACCACACTCACCCCACGTCCCGTCCGCGTGGCCGTCTCCACCACCACGCGCCGGATATACTGCTCCGCGTCCCACGAGAGTGCGACGGAGGCACCCGCCCCCGCCGCCTCGGTCAGTTTTTTTCCGACCGCTCCGCAAGCATCGCTTCCACTTCCGTCACCTGTCCCCGGCTCAACTGCACGAGCGCGGCGACCTGATCCACCGACAACTGCGCGACCTCCTTCTCGGTCAGGTCCGGGCAGGACGACCGCACCACGTCGAGCAACGCCCCAAGCATCGAGACGCCGGAGTCCTCGACCGATTGCACGGCGGCAATCTGATGGGCCGAGGCTCCGGTAAGCGGCTTCACAATGACCTCGCGCCCGAACAGGGTGACCCGTGGCAGACGCGAGGGGTTGACTAACTCATCAAGGTTGATCGTCGGCATCGATAGGATGGCTAGGGTGAGGAACGAAATCAGACGGCGGTCAGGTACTCGATGCGGTACGGGGCGTCACCGACGTTCGTGTAGCCCGTCTCGCCGAACGGCAGCCGCGCCTCAATCTCGACGGCGATGGCAACCTCGGCCCCGTCCTGCGAAGTGATGTCGTACTTGGTGCAGAGCGCGGAACGGAAGTAGACCTGCACGAACTGGCCGTTGCCGCGGAGCCAAATGGCGCGAATGTCCGCGAGGTAGTCGCCCGCGGCGAGCAGCCCAGCGGCCCGCTTCGGCGTGTAGCTCGACGAGGCACCCGTCCACCCGCCCGCGGCGGTCACGGCGGTCACGCCCGTCGCCACGGTCGCCCCAGCCTCAAACTGGCCGACATTCGTCGTGCCAAGCTGAATCAGGGTGCCGGTGAGCTTCGGCATCTGCGAGAGCTTGCGATCGAGCCCCTTGATGGGCGACCGCTTGCCATCGAACTCGACGGCGCGATAGGTGAATCCGGGGTCAAACTTGAGGCCCCCGGTGAATGCGCCGAACACGGTCGTCCCTGCGTAGAGGACGCCGGAGTCCAGCAGGACATCCGTGGGAAGGGCGGCGGTGTAGCCAGTCAGCGGTGCGGTCATCGGTCTATCCTACGGTGAAGGGAAGCGGTGAGTGAAAGTTACGCACGATCGGTGAGAACGATAGGCCAGAGGAACAACTCGTAGTTTGCCACGACCGCCACCACCGAGCTATCGGCGGGGTCGGTCAACTGCGGCACGGTCTGCCGTGTCCGGCTTCGCCCCACGATGAGGCCCGACGACGAGGCCGTCAAGGAGGTCATCGCTTGGTCCACGATATCCATCGCGGACTCGACCAACGGCAACTGGCTGTCCGGCTTGCCAACCCCCTGCACCTCAAGGATAGCCGTCTCTCGGTAGCCGTTGAACGATGACAAGCTGGTTCGGTCAAGCCGGAGCGTCAGATATGGGAACACGGGGTCAGCCGGAGCCGCCCGTACCCAAATCCGCGTCCCCACGAATCCGGCCAAGGTATCCGTGGACGGCGACACGTAGTCTATCAAGTGCTTCCGCAGGGTGCCGTAGATTTGCGTGGTCGATGCGGTTGACGGGAGCGTCAAGCTGGCGGGCACGACGTACTTCGGGAGCGTCATCGGACAGCCCTCCCTCGCTCGAGGTAGCGGTTGAGCACCCGGTTGTAGGTGTCCACCATCTGCTTGGCCGAATCCAACGCCACCGGCTTGAACATCTCGACCCGCTCGAACCGGCGCGTGAAGAGGTTCCGATGGCCCATCTCCCACGCCAAGGCGATCTGACCCACCGAGTACCGCGAGGCCACGCTGAGCCGCTTGGCGGCGTTCTTGGCCCGCACCGTGATGCCCTCGGGGATGCCGACCTTGGTGTACCACCCGTTGCCGCCGAAGATAGGCTCCTCGCGCTGAATGTGCTGCACGATTTGCGCGGTCGAGCGGAAGGCTTGGCTCGTGTAGTACCCCTTCATAAACCGCCGCTTGAGGTTGCCCTCGTAGACGTTCGCGGCGGCATCAAGGGCCATCCGCGACGCGTCCCGATACGCCTTCAAGAACTGCGGCGACATATCCGTGACCTTGACGCTCACGCGGCCCCCGTGAGCCCGGCCTGCAACCGCTGCAAGGCATCAGTAAAGGTCGGCCCGGAATGGGTCACGACCCGCTCGCCGTCGGTCCACCGCAAGCCGATGCCGACGTTGCCCACGGGATAGGCTTCCACGCTGCCTCCGTACTGCCCGATAAACGCCTCAAGACGCGACGAGTCGGACGGCCAAACCCCGTAGGATCGGATGTCGTGCCCGCACATCTGCCGCGCATCAAGGCCGTAAGTCATCGAATGAACCCGATCGCCGACAAAGCGAGGCTCGTCGCCGTGACGCTCGTGGTGTCCGTCTCGTTCCGCACATAGACCGAGATGATGTCGTTCGCCGCCGTCGGGATGAGCGTCGAAAGCGAGAAGCCGTAGCCGTCGCCCGAGCTTGAGAGGACCGCGGAGATGTGGACCGCCGTCAGCGGCGTCCCGTTCTTGGCAAACGTCAGGCCGTAGGTCTTGTTGTTGGCTCCACAGACCAGCTCGACGTTGGCCGTCACCAAGAGCACCTGATTGACCGCCTTGGTCGCCCGGAGTTCGTTGTCCGCGAACTGCGAGAACCCGTCCTGCCCGAGCGTGGCGTCAAGGGCCGTGGTTCCGGCCAACTTGTACCACGTGTTCGTGAGCGCAAAGGTGGTCGTCGCCGACGCCGTGAGGTCCAACTGGCCCCGGCTCGGGAAGAGGCTCACCACCGCATCCCGGATGTCCTCGGGGCTAATCAGGCCCGTGCTGTTATCCGGCAGTTGCGCGAGGAGCGCGGAGAGTACCTTCGGGGTCTCGGCCATTTACTCGTATCCCTCGTCAAATCCAATCGTGAACGCGCTCGTCGCCACCAGATGCACCCCATCGGCCACCGCATCGGGATCGGACGCGATGAACTCGGCATAGGCCGTCGGGTCCACCTCTTCCAACGCCACCTGCTTACAGGCCATCTGACGGACCGGGTACACGCCGCGCACAAAGTAGAGCACGGTCGCCCCTTCAATCTTGACCACGCCAAACGGGTCCACCGGCACATAGTCCGCGACCGTCGCCACCGCGGTCGTCCGGCTATCCGTGTGCCCCTGCGGTGCGCCAGCCACCGTGAACGCGTTCGCCGTCTGGTCAACCCGGCCCCAGAATACGCCCGCCTTTGTGTAGAGCGGACGCTGGAACCCATCGGCCCCGTCGTCCGAGCGCGTGTAGAACCCGAGCCGCTGGTCGAGCAACCCCGGCGCGATGTACATCAGCCCGCCACCGGGAGCTTGAACACCCGGAGCACCTTCAACACCCGAGCCGCCGTCTCTCGGGACACATCCCACGTGATCGTCGTCGCGGCACTCGTCTCGGACCCCGCGTTGGGCGTCCGCTTCTGGTAGAGGTCAGCCGCCAAGTCGAGGATGCATTGGCTAATGACCGGCTCCCATCGGTTATAGTGCTGCGACAGCGACAGGCCGCAGTTCGCGGTAATCGTATAGCGCGGGTTGCTGAAGCTATACCCGTCCTCGGCATAGATCATCCCCGCCGCCCCATCGACCCAATACTCGGTCGCGGGCTTGGTCACCCCGTCCACATCCACGATGCTCGTCACGGTAATCGGACGCCGCGGAAACACGATGGAGGTCACGGGATAGTCCGCATCCGTGTCGCACCGGTCCACATAGGTCTGCGAGACCGCCGTGATGGGCACGTCCATCCACGCCTCCATCTGCGCCGTCGCTCGGGCCAAGAGCGCGTCGAGGAGCGTGTTCTCCGCGTTCGACTCGATGCGGAGGTAACTCTTCAGGTCGGCTACGGTTGGGAGAGCCACGCGTACTCCGAAACAGGCGGGTGGTCGGGATCGTCAATGATGCGCTTCTCACGCCACGCCGGAAGCAGCGCGGGGTCAATCTCTAGCACCTCGCCCGGCAACCGCCTCACGCCGCCAATCTTACACGCGGCAATGAGCGTCACCGAGACAAGGGACGGGACGGACGAAGCCGTGGGGGGCGTCCCCCCCACGACCTCACCCTTCACCGAGGGCTTACGCGCCCGGCTCATCCAGCACCACGAACGGCGAGTGCTCGTCGACCTTGTTGCCCGACCCGTCCACCTTGTAGGCGTAGGTCGAGGTCGGGAGCGGGATGCCACCGGCGCGAGCAACAAACCGGTAGGTCGTGATGTCCTGCACGAACGAGTAGTGGATCGAGGACTCGACCGTGAGGGCCTGACGGAGACCCATCGCGTAGAAGTCGCCGTTCACGAGGCAGACATCGGCCTCGGTGCCGAGCGTCGGGAGCAGGTCGCTCACGATGACCGGAAGGCCGAGGAGGGTCGCCGGAGCCTTGTCGCGGAGGTTCGGGAGGAACGAGACCATCGTGTTATTGGTGGTCTGCATCGCGAAGAGCTTGGCGAGCACCCGGCGCGAAATCATCCACACCGAGTTCGGGCCGTGCGTGTGACGCTCGTACATCTTGAACGCGTCCACCGCGGTGAAGTCCGTCGCCGAGGCGCGGGGCACCTTGATGAGCGACCCGTTGTTCGTGTTGAACGCGCCGAGCGGCTGGGACGAACCCGTGCCGTCGATGGTGATGTCTTCGTTGATCTTATTGATGGCCTGCCCGCCCACGGCCTGCGTGACCTCGGACGGCAGCTCGCCGGTGAAGTCGTCGCCGAGGAGTTCGTCGCCGAACTGCGTAATGGCGGCGTACTTGTACATCGTGAGGAGCCGCTGGCCGAACGACGGCTCGCGGGTCGGCTTGGTGTCGCCCTCGCCGACGATGGTCACGTTGGCAATCTTACCGGCCATCGGACGGTTGAGCGTGGTCGTGCCCTCGTCCTGAATGAGGTACGGGATGCGGAGCGACCGGCCCGGCACGTTGTAGCGGCGGGCGTACTGGAACATCCCGGGCTGCACGTTCGCGGTCGAGAAGATCTCCGGCACCTGCGTGAGCGGGAGGAGGTACTCGCCGCCATTGGTCGAGCCGGTGATGGTGCGGGTCATCAGGTCCACACGCTTGAGGGCCTCGGCCTCCTTCGCGTTGCTCGGCCCCTTGGCGACGGCGCGGAGGTACGCCCCGACGTTCTTGAAGCCCTTGACCAGCTCCTTCCGCACCTCATCCTGCGCGTCCTTCATCCCGGCGAACTCGCCACGCTCGGCCCCAGCGTCCATACGGACGAGGTTCTCGTCGCCGCCCTGACGGGCGATCTCGGCGTCACCGGTGAACTCGGCAGCCGCAGCCGCCCGCATCTCAAGGGCGCGGATGTCAGCGGTGCGCTTCTCCACTTCCTCGGCGGTGAACGCGACCGAGGGGTCCATCAGCTGCGACCGGAGGGCGTGAGCCTGCTCGCGCAGCTCGTTCGCGGCCCGGTTCTTGGAAACCAGCGGGGTCTTCATTGTCTGTTGTCCTTGTATCAAAGAGTAAAGGTCGAACGCACCGCCGCGGTGCGCTCCTCCAACGTAGCATACCGCGCCGTCGATGCGGTCGAGGTGGGCGTCTCCGTCACCACGGGGGTGACCGAGGGAGCCGTCTCGGTGCGCGTCTCGGGAAGGTAGCGGACCAGCACCGCGTGGCGATCGGCCTCGGAGAGCGCATCCAAGGCGACGCGAGCGGCAAGCGTGAGCAGGTCGGTCTCCGTGCGCTCGGCGACGACCTCCTCGACAGGGACAGACGCCTCGTTCCGGGCCGAGGCAACCTCGGCACCCGGCACAGCGGGCATCGGCGTAATCGACACTTCGCGCAACTCAATCTCGGTGAACCGCTCCACCGGCTTGCCATTCACCGTCACCATCTCGGACGTCCGCGGGATGAACCCAATCGAGAACCCCGTCGAGGCACCCGAGGCAAGGACGGCCTTGACGTACTCCAGCGCGGCCCGCCCCTCGGCGGTATCAAACACGTCGGCGGTCATCACGAGCGCGTCCCCGGCATCGGTCATCGAGGTCACGACCCCGACGTGCGCCTTGGAGGTCCGCTCGTGATCCATCAAAAGGGGCACCTTGCGAGCGGCGACCCGTCCGTCGATGGACCGCTTGGCACACTTGCGGGAGAACATCGTCCCGTAGGAGTCCACGACCTCGTAGGTCAGGGCCACGCCGGAGACGCGGCCCGCGATCCCCGGCGGGAGGTCCGGCTCGGCGCGAAGCTCAAGGGTGGCGTCGGCAAGGTGCCAGAGGGTCTGGCGGGTCGGCTTACTCATTGGCGGTTACCAGTTTGAGGCCCAGCCGGTCGAGGGCGACGAACGGCGGCTCCTCGGAAATATCAGCAGTTGGGATTGCAGCGGCCAGCGCGTCCACGATCTCCACCGAGAGCATCCCGCTCGAGATGTAGTCCGTGGCGGGCAGGTCGCCGGTGGGGGAGCAGGCGGTCGTGAACATCCCCGCGCCCCCCGGATACTCGGCGGCAATCGCCTGCGCCTCGGCCTGCTCGTCGGCAGGCACGACAATCGTGCGAAAAATCTCGACCACCTCGACCACTTCCGGGGTCACTTCCGGGGCGAGTTCCGGGGTCGGCATCAAGTCCTCGGTCACAGCGTCACCCCCGTCTTCTGGGCCACATACTGCTCGGCGTTGGTCACGGTCACGCTATCCGTCGCCGCCCCGCGCACGATGAGCTGGAAGATGCGGCCGTTGAACGGAAGCAACGAATTGTTGCGCCGACCAATGTACAGCGGGTAGGACAGATAGGTGCCAGTACCCTGCGTTGCCGTAGTAGTGCCAGCCACTCCATTTCGTCGAGCAGTTGCCGACGGAGCGCTAATATCACCAAGGCCAGTAATGACCGCAGTGTCTGGTGCAGTGGAAGCCACGGTCTGACTTACCTGCGTAGTTCCCTTGCTTGAAAAAGCGCAGTTGGCACTAGCGGCAGCATTTGGTGACGTAATATAAAACGTGCCATTGTTTGTGGCGATAGTGGAGCTAAGCTCTACGACCATTCCAATCGCCGCGTCGCTGTTCTTCGTGAGCCCCGAGAACACGCTCACCTTGTCGGTCGCGGTGAAGTCCACGTTGCCCGTGGTCGCCAGCGAGTCGTCGATGCCGTCAAAGAGCAGGTTGCGCGGCAGGCCCACGTCCGCGTAGTCCGTCGCCGTCACCACCCGCTGGTAGGTGCTGACCGTCGTCGCGTTCTCGGCCTGCGCCCCCCAGACATACATCGAGCCAATGCCAGCTCCGGTGTTGTTCGGATAGAACAGCAGGACGTTGCTGTTGGCCGCCACAATACCAGTCGCGGTGAACTTGATACGATACCACCCGCTCCCAATCGTCTCAACCGGGAAAAGTGTCCCAGAGCCGACAAACGTTGCGAGAGATGGCACCCCAGCGGTCCACGTCACCCGGACAATGTGACGCGACACCGCCGCCGTGCCGTCGTAGACCGTGATAGACCCCTGTGACGACGTGCCCTCTTTAACATAAAACGAGAACGCCTTCTCCCCGTCACCTGTGTAGGTCACCGACCGCGACCGGTACGAGCCGGTCCCCGTCGCGGTCAGTAGGTCCGCCGTGGTCGTGCCGTCTGGCGCAACGATTGCGTTCGCCGTGACCGTACAGGTGGGCGTCGAATCATTCCAAATGTCGAACTGCTCGCTGCCTGTCAGCAGGTTCGCCCGCGCCTGCAACGTGGGCCGCGAGGTCAGCGTCCCCTGAATCGCGTGGTTGCCTGGGACGGCGCGGACGGAGACGTTGTCGATGAACCCGTCGAAGTCGCTGGAGTTGGTGATGCCGAGCGTCGTGTTGCCCGTCACCGCCGTCAGGATGTTGTAGTACCGCCCGTTCTGCGAGAACGACGACCCTGACACCGTCGTGCCGCCGCTGAACCGCGCCGCCACGTTCCCAACCGACCGATTCGACACCGTGAACGTGACCAGATACGACACGCCAGCGACCAGCGAGACGCTGGTGCTCAACGTCTCCGCCACGCCCGGAATCTTCCGTGCCTGCCCCGAGTCGATGATCCATTGCGCTGGCGACCCCCAGCCCGTGAACCCGTTGCTGAAGTCGCCGTTGCTGACCACCTCGGTCCCGAGCGTTGACAGCCCGCCGAGCCGCTTATCCACGACCCCGCCCACCGACTGCCCGAGGGCCGTCACGGGCGTCGTGAAGGTGCTCTCCGTGTACAGCGCGTGGGTCGGGAAGGCCGCGAGGAAGTCGCTGGTGAAGTCCGTGATCCGCTGGTAGGCCGACGCCGTGGACGCCTGCTCGACCTGCGCCCCGAAGATGTAGACGCCAGAGACGCCATCGCCGGTGTAGGTGACCAACCCGGCAGATGCTGGCAAGATATTAATGCCACCCGTCGCGTTTGCCGCGCCGAACGTTGCCGTGATGGAGCACCGATACCAGCCCGACCCGACCGGCGTGATTGTGCCAGACCCAGACGCAATCGTCCCCGTGTCGAGATTGAAAATAGTCAGGACACTTGACGCCCAGTTGCCCACGTTGCTCGTCTGCACCGCAAACTGCGTTCGCTCGCCCGCCTTGGCATATGCGCTCAACGTGTACGTCACGCCAGCCAACAGGGTCGTTGACCACGATACCAAATGATTCGCCGCCGCCGTGTTCTCGACCAGCTTGTCGGCCATCGTCCCGCCGAGCGGATCGCTGAACATCACGGGGGCCGCCGTCGCCAGCGAGCGCGTGTAGGTGCCCGGCGTGATGGCGTTCTCCGCCTGTGCCCCCCAGACGTAGACCGAGTTGCCCGTGACAGCCGCCGCTACGTTGTTGACGTAGACGCGCACCGAGTTGCTATTCGCGGCAACCACGCCAGTCGCACTAATGGCGATGCGGTACCATCCATCTCCAACCGACTGCACCGGAAATAGTGTCCCTGCACCGATGAGCGAAGTCAGGGATGGCACTCCAGCCGTCCACGTCACCCGCACCTGATGGCGCATCGTCGCCGCCGTCGAGTCGAACACCGCCACCGTCGATACCGACCCGTCGCCCACCTTCAAGTACACCGAGAATGTTTTCTCGCCGTCCCCGGTGAACGTGACCGTCTGGCCCTTCCCTGCTGATGCTGGCCCCGCCGCCGACGCCGTAATCAGGTCAGCGGTCGTGGTGCCATCCGGTGCGGCAATAGCATTGGCCGTGGTTGTGACCGACCCAATCGCACCCCACGCCGCATTGTCGAACTCCTGCGAGTAGAGCGCGAGGTTCGACAGGAGGCTGGCATTCGACTTCGTCCACGCCGCGTTCTCAAAATCCTGCGAGTACGTCAGCAGGTTCCGACGCCACGCCGTCTTCTCCGTCGTCAGGTCGCTCGGATCGTACCAGAGCCCCTGCTCGTTGTTTGCGTACAGATACGTCGGCGACCACCCGTAGATTCCGAGATCCGAGAGGTAGCCGTAGTTCGGCAGCAGCCCGAGGTCAGGCTGGATGCCGAGGTTCTGCTGGACGCCGAAGTAGTCGGTGTAGCGCATCAGTCGCGGTCCCGCGTACCCATCACCACGTTGAGCGTCGCCGACGTGCCGCTAATCGCGGTCACGTTCGCGCTGATATAGACCCAATGGGCGTCAAGCGCGAGACCGCCCGTCGCCGAGCCGGAGCCGGAGAGCGTGATGGTGCCAAGCGTAAGCCAGACGTCGCTGATGTTGCCGACCCGGATGACCACGGTGGACGAGATTGCGCCCGTCCCCGTGAGGCTCGCGTGGACCGTTGCGCCCGGTCCCGGGGCTTCCTTCGTCGTCGTGACGCCGGTCGTGGTCTTGTTGATGACGAGGGGGATCGCTTGCGCCATTGCCATTGGAGAATCCTGTCTGCGGGTCGGTGAAAGTTAGGCGGGGAGGTCGGAGTATGCCAAGACGCAGCGGCAGTTGATGACCTCATCAGCCGCGCCGGTCGGGTCGAGCGGGTACATCAGCCCATTGGTGAACGGCTGGTCAATCGGGATTGGCCCCTGCGCCATACACGCCGTATGCGTCTCCCGCGTCTCGGCGTCCGAGAAGGCGAGCCACTCCTTCGTCTGGTAGAGGTCGCCCATCTCCTTCGCTTGGTCCCACGAGCCCTGCGACAACGCCCCCGCGGACTCCGTGCGGGCAATCATCGTGGACCGCGCATCAACCCGCTCCTCGCCATAGACGGCACGGCTGACAAGGCGGGAGGTCTCCTCGACCGTCAGCCCCGCCCGCTCCGACGCCTCGATGACCGCCAAGACCTCGCGGGCCGTGGTGTCCCCGATGAGTTCGGCAAGGCGGGCGGTGCGCTTGCGGATGGCCTCACGGACGGACGCGACCGAACGCCCTGCCAACCCCGCCTCCTCTACATCGGCCTTGAGGTCGGCCCCGACTCCGGCCACCTCGGTCGCCCCGAACGCATACGACTTGGAGACGAGCGGGGTAAAGCTCTCGCGCCAGTTCTCCTCAAGGTCACCCGTCGCGCTGTACGCCTGCCGCACCCGAGCGCGGGCCTCGGTGAAGTCCCCGGCCCCGGCAATCGCCTTGCTGACCTTGGGCCGCTCGGCGCGGAAGAGCGCGGAGGCGGTCGCCTTGTAGGTCTGCTCGGTGCGGTCGAGTTCCTGCATCGCCCGCTCCCACATCCCGCGCTTCCGGCTCATCGCCTCGTCGGGCATCGGCTCGGGCAGCGGCTCAATCACCGGCACGTCCGGTTCGGCACGGGACGCCTCGACCTCTTCGAGTTCGTCCTCGTCCTCCATCTCGTCTTCGGCCTCGTCCTCGGCTTCCTCGACCTCTTCCGGCTCCTCGACCTCTTCCTCCTCTATTGCCTCGGCGGGCGTCGGGGCACCGAGCGTCGGCGTCTCGTTGTCCGTCGCGGGCGGCTGGTCGAGGATGGTGGACGGGTCAATCACGGCGACCGCGGCGGGAATCAAGTCCTTGCCCGCGGTCTTGAGGATGCTATCGGTCGGCTCCGGCAACGGCGAGAGCTTGAGCGCGGTGCGGCTCTCCTCCCACGTGCGGAGTCCCATATCGTACTCGGCCCGGATGCGCGTCGAGGTGGCCGTGTCGTCCTCGACGAGATCGCGAAGCACGTCGTGGTCGTAGGTCACCCACACGTCCCCGAACTCGGGCGCGAGCCAATGGTTGAGCTCGTCCTCGAGCGCGGAGAACATCGGCTCAATGGTGTGTTGCACCAGCCGCGCACGGGCCTCGACGTATTGCGTCCCCGAGAGCCCCGCATCGCTCGACGCGGACGCGATGCCAATCATCCGGGGGTCCACGCCGAACGCGGCGCAGATATCCTCGCGGGAGACACGCCGGAGGTCGGGGAACTCAAGGTCCGAGAGCGTGAATCCGAGCGGCTTGATGTCCTTGACCGCGCCGAAGAAAGCCGGGGTGCCCCGCTTCCCGCGATCCACCACACGCGCCCGATACCGGTCCTGCATCGCCGATGCGTCCTCGGTCGTCGCTTCGTCGGCCATCAACACAGCGAACGTCGGGGTGCCGTCGTTGGTCACGACCTGTCGAACGTACTGCGTGGCCTCGTTATCCGCGGCGATGGACGCGATGGCCGTCGCCCCACGGGGATAGCCGAAGACCTCGGCCTCGAAGGGACGGCCCATATCGAGGTCGCGGAAATGCAGGATGTCCTCGACCGGGACGTTGACGATGATGCCAGCCCAGTTCGCGTAGTCGTAGCGGCGCGGGTCGCCCTCGGGGTCAATCCACACCTGCTGCATCGACTCCGCATTGATGGCGCGGAGGG